ACCCTGACCTTGCCGTTCGGTAGGCGCTGCACCTTCAGGCCGAAGTCTTTCAGGATCTGCTCGGCGCCCTTCGACAGGGTCTTCAGCGTGACGCTCTTCGAGCCCGGCGAGGCCTTCACCTTGCGGTTGAACTCCTCCAGATCCCTTTGGGCGTCCTCCTTGTTCATCGTGACCTTGGTTTCCTTGTCCGGGATCTTCAGGATCTCGGAGGCCAGTTTGCTTGCCTCGTCGCGGGTGAGGCCCATCTGCATGGCCGACTTGATGAGCTGCTCCCGGCCCCGGGCGTAGATCCCGTTGACGGTCTCCCACGACTTGCCCTGCTCCCGAGCAGCAGCCCCGGCCTCGTCGGTCTTCAGCGCCAAGTCCTGCAGAGCAGTCGCGGCGGCCTGCGCCTTCGGCGAGTTCACGTCCAGTTCGCCGCCGACCATGCGCAGCGATCCGGCGTTCTCCTTCGCCGCCTTCGCCGCCGCGTCAATGCTCGCCTCGAAGGCAATCATCCCGCCGAGTCCGGCACGGTTGACGTCGTTCAACGCCTGAATCGCCTGCCGCAAACCGTCCGCGGAGGCCTTCTGTTCGGCGAGCTTCCCGGACGTTTTCTGCGCCTGCTCCCCGAACAAGCCCATCGCAGCCGCCGCGAGCTGCTGCTCGAACTTCGCGTCCTCGAGCGAAGCCTTGTACTCGTCGAGGTTCTTCGTGAACTCCTTCGTGTCCCGGCCGCCCTTGCCGTACTCCGCCGTCAGCCGCTTCAAAGCAAGAGCGGCGAGGTCGGCGCGGCCGCTCTTGACCAGGTTGGCCAGCGACTCGTCGATGGCGTCCAGGTTCTCCTTGGCGTCCTTGACGGGGGTGGAGTCCCAGTCGGCCAGGCCCCCCAGACTGATGACGAACTGCTGCACCTTCTCCGAGTTGGACGGGGAAGTCAGGGCGGAGACACTGCCGTACAGGCCGTCCAGGTCCTTCCCGAACGCCTTGGCGGCCTCACCCGACACCTTCCCCGACATGCCGAGCCTGCGCATCGACTCGGTCAGCTTGTCGACGTCCGGCGGCGCCTTGCTGCCGACCTGCGACAGCTCCGTCAAGGCGATCACCAGCAGGCCGATACCCGTCCCCGCGACTGCGACTTTCGCCGCTTTCGACAGCGCGCCGAACGCGGCCGCCAGCCGGGGCAGCACACCGGTTGCTCCTGCCGCCGCTGTCGTCATGGCGGTGACGGCTGTGCTGAAGGCGGCGAGCCGTACCTGAGCAGCTGCCGCCAGGGCGGCAGCGACGGTGACGGCCTTGATCGCGACGGCCAGCTGGAGGATGGCGGTGATCGCACCCGGGGGCACGGCAGCGACGAGGCCGGCGATCGCGTTCACGATGGCGAGGAGGCCGGGGCCGACGTTCGCCGCGCCCTCCAGGAGGTTGCCGAGCGCCTCACCGATCTTGGAGAAGGTGTCGCGGACCAGGGGACCGGTCTCGCGGGCGTAGTCCAGGAACGCGGCAACGCCGCCGCCGACCTGGCCGGTGTCCAGTGTGCGTGTGAACCGGATCAGGGCATCGTTGGCCCTCGTCAGCACTCCGGTGGAGAACGTCGCGAAGCTCTGCATGAACCGGTCGAACCCCGGTGACCGGACCCCGCCAGCGGCGATCGTCACGAACCGGTCCAGTTCGCGGCCAGCGCCCTGGACAACGGGGGTCAACTTCGGGAACAGGCTGCCGAACACGGCGAAGCTCTTGGTGACCGTGGGCATTGTGTCTGCGGCGAGACTGTTGGACCACTGCTTGTACTGGTCCTTGAACACCGAAAGGGCGGCGGCTGCCTCGCGCGTCGGCCGGGGCATGTCCTGCACCGACCGGTGGAACGCCTGCTGCGCCTTCGTGGCCTCGGCAGAGCTGGCGCCGTGTTCGTCGACGGCTTCCTTGTACTTCTTCTCCGCCTCGGAGGCTTCAGAGATCGCCGCGATCTGTCCGCCGGCCGCGGCGGCGAACGCGACGAGCGCAGCGCTGGCCGCGGTGAGGGATACGGCGATGGGGCCGGCCTGCGCCGCGACCGGGATCAGTGCCGGCGCCAGCAGCAGAGCGGCCCGCGACACCCCCGCCATCGCATCCCCAGCACCACCAGCGGCCGTCGTGACCGTGCCGAGGGTGGAAGGCAGCGACGTGATGCCCGCGCCGAGGCGGCGGATGCTTCTGTCGAGGTCGTCGACGTTGTCGCGCAACCGATTGGCTTGCGTGCCGAGGAGCCGTAGCGCGGCGGCGGCGACGACTGCGCGAGTGCTGAGCTGGGTGAGGGCGCGGCCGGTGTCGTCGGCTTCGTCTCTGAGTCCGCGCAGGGCGGTGGTGGCGGCGGTGATGCTGGCGGTGGGGGCGTCGACGCGGGCGGTGATGCGTACCGGGCTGAGGCGCTGCAGACTGAGGATGGCGGTGCGTGCGGCGGTGGTGTCTGCGGTGACGCGGATGGTGGCGGTTCCGACGAGGTCAGCCATGGAGGGTCACTCCCATCGCGGCGAGGAACGACTGGGAGGCGTCCTCGGCTCCTCGCCACCACCAGGGGGCGCCGTCGTCCGGTGTGGGCTCGTAGGTCTGGCGGGCGCGGCCGGGTACGGCCCATGCCGAGACTCCGAGGTCGGCGTCGAGCTTGGCGCGTGCCTGTTCCTCGGTTTGCCCGTCGTGGACGATCAGCCGCTGGAGCATCTCTACGTAGATCGCGTTCAGGAAGCGGTGGGCTGGGAGGCTGGCGAGGTCGACTCCTCGGGCTGTGTACTCTCCGTCGAGCTGGTGCCAGGTTCCGGGCTCGCAGGCCCATCCGACGAGGGCTGCGACGGCTGTGTAGGGCGCATGCCGTACTCCTCCAGCAGCCACAGGACGACGTCGGACATCTGGTCGTCGTCGATCGGCTGGGTCTTGTCCTTCAGCCGGTCGGCGAACCGTTGCCAGCTATCGGGGAGGAGAGCGAGTTCGAGGGCTCGCTTCAGCAGGTCGTGCTGCTGCTGGTAGGTCTCGGTGTCGCCGGTGGAGTTATAGAGGGTGACGAACTCGGCGAAGACGTCGCCGGGCAGCACAGGGGCGGCGTCGAAGGTGTCAGGTTCGATGTAGAAGTCGAGGCGCTTGCGCTTCTTCGTGAAGTCGCGGGCGGCCGGCGGCGGGGCGGGTGCGAGGCCGTTCGGGTGTGTGAGGAGGTCGGTCATGTGGGGGACGGTAGGTTCGCCCCGCCCATGATCGTTCCGGAGGTTACAGGGCGTCCCGGAGGGCCTTGTTCAGGAAGTCGTTGGGCTGGGTTCCGGGGTGATTCACGAGCTTGGCGAAAACGATCCTGCCGCCTGTGGTGAAGCGGAGCGCCTGCGCGCGTACTGGGCGGATCTGGTGTGGGCGGGTGCCGTTGATGACGTACTGGGTGGCGTGGTGGGTGGAGGTGATGACGGCCGACAGGTCGCGGCCGTGGCCTTCGATGTGCCAGATGATGCCGGCGCCCATGCTGCCGGGTGCGAGTTGTCGGGCGCGGTTGACGACGCGTTCGGCGCGGCGGGTGAGGGTGCGGTGGACGAGGCCGCCGGGGAGTCGGAGTATGCGTTCGAGGCGGCGTCGGTCGATGCGGATCTGTCCGGCTTTGGTGAAGTCGGCCATCGGTCAGCCCTTTGGCAGGCTGACGAGGGCGCGGAGTTCGGTGCCGACGCAGCCGCCCTGTGGGCCCTGGGCGGCCTGCGGGCGGATGAGGTAGTCGGCGATGTCCCGCTGCGTGTTCATCTCGCACAGTTCGAGGGAGACGGCGTGGAGAGTCTCGTGGGCGTCGCGGGCGACTTGCTGTGCGGAGGTGTCGAGGGCGGCCGTGCTGGGGTGGAGGCTCTGTCCGTCGGGGTTGGGTGCGCAGCGGATGATCTGCACGACGACCTCGGCGACTTCCCATGGTGCCTGGCACGCACCGAACGGCTCGCTCTGCGGGGCGGGGAACTCTTCGGAGGGGTAGACCTGGGCGATGGAGACGGCGAGCATGCCGCAGTCGCAGGCGTCCCAGGCGATGGTGCCGGGGACGACGCTGTGCCGGTCGGGGGTGTCGGTGAGCGCGGCGTATGCGGCGGCCTCGAGGCGGGAGGCGACGGTGTACCACTTGAGCTCGCCGGTGATCACGCCCGCCTCCAGACGCGCGCCAGGTCGTTCAGCTTCCGGGTACGCGACCACGTGGGGCCGGGTGCGTAGTTGAACAGGTAGGCCTCAAGGCTGCGCTGCTGGCTGGCCCACCGCCAGCGCTTCCATCTGCGCCGGATCGCGTGCGCCATCACGTGCGCTCCGGCCAGTGCCACGTGCCGCCCGTGCGCGCGCTCTCGGAGTGGCGGCACTCCTGGTTGAAGAACATGCCGGTCGGGTTGAGCACGCACAGGTCGACGTACGGCACCCCGTGCTCGGGCACAGGCTCCAGGTCTCGCACGGCCGTGATGATCGCGGCCCGGCACTGCGAGGTGTACTCGCCGCCCGGGGTTCCATAGCTCACGTAGTGAACCACTCGGCCCACGCTCGGCTTCTGCTCACTCATGTTCCAGCCCTTCGCACAGTCGGCCGATCCACCCGATACACACGCGAACGCGACCGCAGCCGCGACGGGTTCCACGTCGCCACGAACATATCGACGAGGTACAAACCGGTGCGGCCCTTCGCGAACAACTCACCCACATCCGGGTACGAGATGGTCACGCCCTGCCGCACCAGCTGCTGCACCCCGGCAGGCAGACGGCAGTCCTGCCCGTCCGCCGCCTTCGCGATCTCGCACGCCAGCTCGCCCATCGCCAGCGCGGCACCCTCCGGCGGCTCCTCCCCGAACTGGGCGGTCACCGACCACGTGCCCTCCTCGGTGTCCGCCCGGGAGAGGTCGTTGCAGCGCGGCCACCGGCCGCCGTCCGTACGCACCAACAGCCGGTTGTTGTCCACCCGGTACGCGCCGGTCACGAGCGGCGTTCCGTCGATCAGCACTTCGACGATGGAGTGCACCGGCGCCGGGAGCAGTGCCTCCGACACCGTTGAGCACGCACAGTCCGAGCAGCTGCCACACGTCAGGTTGAACCACTGCCCGCCAATCAGCGCGGGCTGCGGATAGGAGCGGGCCCCGGTCCCCGGCGGCCCGACGTCGTCGAAGAACGACCCGTCAAAGCAGTCCCGGCGGCACGGCCGCAGCGTCACCTCACACAGCCCGAACCGCTGCCCCGTCAGGGACCACAGGGTCTCCGTGGCGGAGGCCACCGCCACCCCGGTCACAGCCGGGTTGAGGGTGGCCACATCACACGTCCACTGCACCGGCCAATCCGCGCAAGGACCGAACTGAGCCGTCACTGTGCCGCCTTACAGAGTGGTCGGGTCACACGCGATGGTGGGAGGCGGCGTCGTCGTCACGTTCCACACCCAGTGCTCGTCGTCCTCGATGGTCTCCCCGGCCGGCAGATAGTCCGATCCGACCTGAGCCACCCACTGCGCTGACGCGCCCCTCGTCTCCGAGGTGGTCTCCAGCGTGGACCGCCCGTTCTCGATGACGTACGCGCCGAGCTGCGTAGCGCCCACGTTCGGCCACGCGTTGTAGATGTACTGCTGCTGCCCCGACGCGTCACAGGCGCCCGCGCCGGCGACCTCCTGCCACACCTCCAGGCTGTACCGCCTGGTGGGGTTGCCCTCGGCGACGGCGAAGCCGGTCCCGGTTGCGGGCGTTCCGCTGGTCAGCTCGCGCGCGGAGATCATCAGCGAGGCGGAAGAGGAGTTGATCTCACAGAACTGTGAGGTCAGGTTCATCCGCTTGAGCGTCGGGTCGTCCTTCTGGTTCACGCACGGTGATCCGTCCGCGGTCCTTTCGAAAAACTCGACGCCGTCCTCGTACTGCGGCTCCATGTTGACCTGCACGAAGCCCTTGGTCACGCCGACCATGCCGGACGTGCCGGTGATCGGGGCGCCGCACGCGTCGAGTTCGATGATCCGCATGTGCGTGCCCTTGATGGGGGTGGCGCACGTCGAGTGAGTTGCCATGGTCCTGTTCTCCTACTCGGTGGGCACGCCCAGGGCGATGTGTGCCGCCAGCAGGCAGCACGTGAAGCCGACGACATACGTGCGCTCGGCCAGCATGTGAAGGGTGTTGGTGGACCGGTCCAGCGATTCGCGGACCGGGCTGACGTACACGTTGGAGCGGTAGCCGAACCCGGGGCCGGTCGCATAAATCCACGACGTGCCCGCGGCTGCTGCCGCGCCGTCGGGGCCGCTGCCCGTGTAGCCGCCGCCGACCACGATCCGGTTCCCGGCCGGAGTGAGCAGCCGGCCGTTCACCTCGCGGACGAGGCTGCTCCCGGCCAGCGTGGCAAGCGCCCTGGGCGGCACGTGGATCAGGCCCTGTCCGGCGTAGCAGTCGGCGAGGGCCTGCTCCAGCGCGCCGAGTGCGTGTGCTGCGTCCGCTCCGGTGACCGTGGGGGTCGCGGTCGGCTGGAGAATGATGTCCTGGCTGTCGACGACCTCCGCGTCCGCGGCCAGATGGGGGAAGACGACGGGCTGCCCGCCCGCCACGCCGGTCCAGAACGCCGTCTCGACCTGCCGCTGTTCGACCCGGGCGAGAGCGTCCGCCCCGACCGTGGCCGCGTCACCGACACCGACAGCAGAACACTCGAACTGGGCGTACACCGTGAACGGTGTTGCCCCGCGGGTGGTCTGCTCCACGTTCCCGGTCTTCGCAGCGGGCGCCGCGGGGGCGCCGGTGCCGGTGACGGACAGACAGGCGTCGTAGGTGGTGTCACCGTCGGGGCAGCGCTCCACCCAGGTGATGCCCTGCTGCCAGTGGCTGCCGGGGGTGGAGGGCTGCTCGATGCTGTCCCACAGGCCGTGGGGCAGGGTGGTGAACGCTGGCGGGTCGACGATCTGGCGTGCTCCGGCCACCGGTGCTCACCACCCTTCCTTGACGGTTCGGTTCACGGCAGGCTGGGTCAGACCCGGACCGTGCCGGTGAGCAGCGCCGAGGTGGAACCGTTGACGTTGAACGGCACCGTGTAGCGACGGGACTCGTGGCCGACCTTCGCGATGAGGTGCGCCTCCTCCGACCAGGCCGCGGTGTGGTCGTTGGTCTCGTTCAGCACCGAGTCGCGGACGACACCCAGGTCGAGGCTCATGCCGTTGCCGTGGAGGAACGTGCCGGCCGCGTACAGCAGGAAGTCGACCGTGGTCGGCCACGCGGTGCGCGCGGTGGCGTTGCCGAACTGGTTCGTGCCGCGGACCTGCCAGTCGTCGACCCACTGCGGGCGGACGTTGCGGGCGGTGAAGTAGCGGTCGACCTGCCCGTTGGTGACCTCCATGAGGTCGACACCGGCCTTCCAGGCGAGGTCGGCGCGGATGACCTCGCGAACCCAGGCGGGGAGCACGATCTCCAGAACGTCTTCCAGGGCCATGCCGTACCGCTCGCGGTAGTCGGTCGCGGCGAGGGAGGCGGCGTTGAAGATACGCGGGGCGGCGGCGTCCGTCGCTGCGCCGCCGCTGATGGTGATCGCGGAGGTGGACCGGGCGACCATGAGCGCGATGAGGCGCGCGTTCATGGCGTGGTCGTGCGCGGCCATCAGCAGACGGATCATGTTCGCCGTCGCCTCGGGGTAGGCGTCGTTGGCCAGGTTGCCCGCGGTCAGGCAGATGCCGTACGCCTCGAGCGTCTCCTCGTCGAAGTCCGGGCAGGGGACCCTGATGCAGGGCTTGGTCGGGGAGCCGGTGGCGGCGGCGATGTCGTCGGCCTCGGTCCACAGCCACGGGTTGGAGGTGACGCTGAAGTCCTCGGAGAAGGGGGCGAACCCGCCGCCCTCGATCGCGTCGGCCAGCGACGGCGAGACGGGGAAGCGGATGCCGCCGCGGGTCACGCCGAAGGTCGGCAGGTCGATCAGCCCGGACGATCCGGCGATGTTGAAGAACTCGTAGCGCGTCTCCGCTGGCGCGCACCAGCCGCCGGCCGCGACGAGCGCCTCGGCGTCCATGCCGTCCCGCTTGGTGAGGAACCGGAACAGTTCCTCCACCTCGGCCGGCGTGGTGCGGTTGTCGATGCTGTGGGAGAACTCGTTCCGAATGCTCGCGACGGTCTCGTAACGGGGGGTGCCGCGGGTAACCGGCATGGCCTTGGCCTTGCGGCCGACGACGTCGACGACGGCGTCGAAGGACGAGAGGTCGCCGCCGCGGGCGACGCCGGGGATGTCCACGCTGGCGGTGACGGCGAGGCGCTGCTGCGCGACCTTCGGCTTCGGGGCGTGCTGCGCGGTCTCCGCGAGGGAGGCGGTGGCGCGGCGGGCGATCTCCTCGGGGCGGACGCTGCCGCCCTTGCGGTCCATGAGGATGTTGGCCATGGTGCTGGCCGTTCCTCGCGCGGCTGCGGCGGCGATGGCCTCGTAGTCGACCTGCGCGGTCTGCTCGTTGGCGGTCTGGGCGGCGGGGGCGCCGTTGACGCGGGCCTGAAGCTGGGACATCTGGTCGGCGACGCGGGCCTGCTGGGTCTGGGCCTCCTGCTCGGCGCGGACCTGGCGGACGCGGAGTTCGCCCCGGATGCGGTCGAGGTCGTCGGTGAGGCGCATCGCGTACTGGAGCGTTTCGGGGTCGACGTTGTCGAGGCCGTTGACGCGCTCGAACTCGGCGACCGCGCGGGTCTCGAGGTCGGTGAGGTCGTTGTCGGACGCGAGGGTGAGATCGGACGGGGCGCTGAACAGCTCGTCGGCCACGGTGTCCTCCGGATCGAAGGGGTGTGCGCCCGTCAGATTGGCGCCTTGATTCGGGAGGTTAGCGCATAGCACACGGTCCGGCAAAGAGTCAATTCTCTTCACCGGACCGCTATTTATAAAGGTCAGAGCGCCGACGGAGGCGGCGGCGGGGGCTTCGGCCGCCGCTTCTTATTGCAACTGCACACGATCTGTCACCTCCCCCCAGGGTGGACGCGACGCGACAGCATCCGCATCACGATCCGCACAGCCTCACGCTCCTGCTCACCCACCGACCGCCCCCACGCCACCGTCGGACGACCCGCCGCCAACAGCGCCTGCGGCTCACCGCTGGCCACGCGAGCGCGCATCTTCGGCACCGGGAAACCCGGCACGTTCACGGCCAGGAGGCCGACGAGCCGCAGCTGGCCGCCGATCCGCCGCCAGTCCCCGGACACCTGACCTGCGGCCTGGAGTTCGTACACCTTCAGCGGATCCGCACCCGGCCGTACACACCCCGCCACCCAGATGCCGTTGGCGTCGTTGCCCACCGCCACATCCGCGACCGCCGCGCCGGTGTTGTCGTAGTGCTCCGCCGCCGGGACCGCGCCCATGTGCAGCGGCGCGTGCCCCGTCCCCACCGTGATCTGACCGACCGCCACCCGCGACCCGTCCGCACACGCCACCTCACCCGTGCGGTAGTACGGGTGGGCGTCCTCGTGCGGCGGCTGCACGCACACGTCGTCCTGCCCGATGTGACACGACCCCCACTGCGCGGCATGCCCGTAGATCCGCCCGTCGTCCGTCACCGTGATCGGCGTCGGCAGGCTGAGTTTCGGGTCGGTGAACCACTCGGCCGGCGGCCGGAACACCTCACCAGCCGCGGTCACCGCCGGCACAGCGCGCAGCGGCTCCGGCTCCCGCTCGTCTTCGCCGCGCAGCTCCGCCAGTTCGGCCTCGGTCACCGGCTGCCCGCCGGCCACGACCGCGCCGGCCTCGTCGAGGAGAGCGATGTACGCCTCGGCGAAGGCGGGGATGTCGACGAGGGTGGCGGCGCGGATCCGGCCGCCGTGGAAGATGACCTTCTCGGGCTGGGCGAACAGCATCTCGAACATGTCCGGCTCGTCCTCGTCGTTGCCGGTTCCGGCGTTGACGTCGTCGGGCCATACGAACTCGGTGTCCGCGTCGGAGATGCTGTCGGCGTCGATGGAGACGCCGCGGAGGAACTTGCCCTCGATCTTCGCGTGGGCGCGGCGGCCGTCCTCGTCGGACAGGTCGAGGACACCGCGGCCCATGATGCGGCTGCCGTCACGCCACATCTCGTCGATACGGCCGACGTTGACGGCGATCGTGCGCGGCTCCCCGCCGTGGGAGTCCTCCTTGTTCCAGCGCAGCGGCACCGGCAGATCAGCCCACGTGAGGGCGCCCGCGGCGAACTCGCGGCCGTCGCCGGTGACGATGCCCTCCACGGCGAGGGGGCCTTCCCACGGGGCGGTCTGGCCGCCGTAGTCCATGCTGTCGTCGTCGGGCTTCTCGTCGTTGCCGGTGTCGTCGTCCATCGCGGCGCACGCCGCGTCGGCTTCGGCCTCGGTGGCGTAGCAGCCCTTCAGTTCGCCCTCGTCGTCGGTGACGGCCCACGGCGTGTCGGCGCCGCAGTCCGGGTGGTCCTGCACTGTGCGGAGC